TCTGCCGCCGTCGGCGCGCCGTATATGACGCGCAACGAAATACGTCGCATGAATAATCTCCCTGCAATTGACGGCGGAGATGACCTGATTATGCCTCTGAACCTCGCTACCGAAAATGTTTCACGTGAAACAGACGGCGGTGAAGACGAATCAGAGAATGTTTCACGTGAAACATTGGAAAATGATGTACCAGAGGCGGCTAAGTCGATTATCGACGCTCACGGCGACCGCGCCCGGCGTGTTATCGCGGCAAAAGGCGATAAACCAGAGGTTCGAGAGCGCTTATCCCGCGAATTAGCGCAAGATTTGGCGGATTTCCCAGAATTGGCGGAAAAAGCCACTGATTTATCGACAACTGCCGCCGGATTGAGCACAAACGTAGTAGAAAGTGGTGATGTTTCACGTGAAACATAAATCCCTTGTGGTGGACGTGAACACCACCACTGAAACAGGTGTTTTCACCGGCTATGCGTCCGTATTTAATAACGTCGATTTAGCAAATGATGTTGTTGTCCCCGGCGCGTTTGCCGAAACACTACAGTCATACGGCCCGAACGGTGAGAATATCCCGTGCTATTGGAACCATGTTCTAGATGACCCGCGAATGTGCATCGGCTGGACTCTGGAAGCCCGCGAAGATGAACACGGATTATTCGTTCGAGTCCAGCTAGACCTTGATTCGGACGTTGGAGCCAAAGCGTACCGCATGCTGCAGCGCGGGCTTGTTCGACAAATGTCGATTACGTACATCGTTGAGCAGGAAACACCCGGTGATGAAGGCGGCGTGTGGTACCTACAGAAGTTGAAACTTTTTGAAGTCTCTGTTGTTCCTGTTGCAGCTAATCAGGAAGCAGAGATTTTGGACGTGAAGGCAGACCGCCCTAAGCGGGAGCGCCCCTCGAACGATACAGAGGAAAACGAAGAGAAGCCTCTAGATAGCGAAAGCGGTAGTGAAGAGGAACCGGAACCGGTCAATTCGGAGGATGAAGAAATTCACAACGAAGAGGAACCGGAACAGGTCAATTCGCGTGTTCTCGCACTAGCTACTGAGGTTGAACTAACCAACATTCGACTATCCATCATGGAGGTAATCTCGTGAACTTGAAAGAACAGCGAGACGAAATTATGAGCAAGACTGGCGCGCTTATTGAGAAGGTGCGTAGCGGTGAACCCCTGACTGAAGAAGAGAAGTCCGAACTGGACGCTCTCAAAGGACAGGCTAACGCACTCGCAGACCGTCTTGACCGTGCGAACGAAGCAGAGGCTCTTATGAAGTCTCTCGGTTCCCGCGAAGTCGCTGTACGCGAAGAGGAACCCGCACAGGCTCGTTCGCTCGGTGAGTACTTTGTACAGGGTGCTAAGAGCGCAGGTATCACCCGCCGATTCAAGGCTGGTAACCGTGTAGACCCCTTTGACCTTCCCGAATACACCGGCTCGAAGGCAGCGGGCGACGTTATCAAGCTGGATAACCTGCAGGCTACCGCCGGGCATCTCATTACCCCCGATATTGACCGCAATATCGTTACCGCATACACTCAGCGCCCTACTATCGCTGCATGGCTCGGTGAAGGCACTATCGCATCGAACGCTATTGTCTACTTCGTTGAGAAGGTTTGGGATAGGTCCACTAACGGCGATTTCGCTACCGTTGCTGAGGGTGCTGACAAGCCCGGCATGACCCCGCCCGGTTATACTGAGGTTACTGAAAATCTCAAGAAGATTGCGGGCTGGATTAAGCTGTCTATGGAGATGGCGGAAGATGCTTCCTTCCTGGTCTCTGAGATTAACAACCGTCTGCTGTTGCAGCTTCTCATTTCTGAAGAGCAGCAGCTTCTTTCCGGTGATGGTGCAGGAACCAACATCAAAGGTATTCTGAACCGTGAAGGCTTGCAGGTCAAGACTTCTGCTAACGCAGCCGGTAACTTGGATGCGGTTTACGAAGCTATGAACAGCGTCTACACTAAGACCGGCTTGCGTGCAGACGGCATTGTTATCAACCCTGCTGATTATGAGAAGTTCCGCCTGTTGAAGGATGGTAACGGACAGTACATCGCGGGCGGCCCCTTCCAGGGACAGTATGGCGTTGGTGGCGTGCTGCAAGACCCGCCGTTGTGGGGTCTGAACACTATCCAGACCACCGCTATTGCCGCCGGCACCGTTCTTATCGGTGCAGGTAAGGCGGCTGCAACCGTATACCGCAAGGGTGGTATTCGCGTTGAGACTTCTAACGCAGATGGTAACGACTTCACTAAGAACCAGTTCACCATTCTTGCTGAGGAACGCCTCGCACTTGCGGTTCGCCGTCCTGACGCTTTCGTGAAGCTGACTCTAGGGAGCTAATTCTCATGAAGCACTACGAAGTTGAACATCACGGCTTGTCGTATACGGTTCAGCTTCACCCCGATACAGCAGAGGCTATAGGGGCGGAGCCGGTAGTAAAAGACAAGGCACCAAACCAAAAGAAGAAAGTTTCACGTGGAACACGTAAGAATGTTTCACGTGAAACACCCTCAGAACCGGATACCCCCGGCTCGGAGGTTGAGACTGAGGAATAACGTTGAACTACCCACCCATTCCAGCATCTACTAACGTGGATGAAGCGATTACGTCCATGATTCGCGCTTATTGCGGCTGGCACGTTGCCCCCGAGGTGAACGAAGCCCGCAAGTTCGATTACGACGGTTCAGGGCGGATATTCATACCAACCCTGAACCTCGTTGAAGTACAACGTGTTTCAGTGGATGGGAAAGACTTGTACGATTGGACGTTTTCGCAAGATGGGTGGGTAACGTTTTCCCCCGAATACACACCCCCGGCGGGCGACCGCGCGGTTACTATTGAGTTCAAGCACGGGTTTCCGCAAGCACTTGAACTTTCGTTCGTTCTTGAACGTGTAAAAGCTCGCTTAGCCGCGTTACCCGCCGCGCCGTTGTCGTATCAACGTGCAGGTACGCAGTCGGTAGGGTACGCAACGAAGAACGGTAGCATTTTAGGCTTCTCACTCTCGGATAGCGAGAAGGAAGCCTTGAATCATTATCGTTTGAAGGAACAACCACTATGAAGTCTATAGTTTTTCCTGGTTCTGCACAGCCCGCGCCGTCTGTGATTTACCACAAGGCGAAAACGGGCGAAACAGACCGATACGGTAAGCCTACCCGCGCGTGGCGCGAACCGGTGCAGGTAGAAGACTTCATATTGGATGTACCGTCTAATGAGCTATCACAAGACGGCATTACGGTGCGACCGAATGCAGACGTGACACTTTACCTTCCACCATCGTATGCAGTGGCTACGGAGGATAAGTTCACGATTACGCACCCCCGGCTCGGTGTCGGGGTTGAATGTGTTCCTGATGGCGTTGGTTGGGGCATCACTAACGCCTTCACAGGCGACGCATTCCGTACAGAGGTCAAGCTAAAGGTTCGCCGTGGCTAAGGACACACAGCATGAAAATCAAATTTAATAAAGAAGCCTTACGCCAGTTGCGCGAGTCCCCCGCTGTACGTGCAAACCTTGAAGCCCGCGCCCAAAAGATAGCAGATGCATCTTCACAGGGCGGGCGCGTGAAGGGTTATATCGTTACTGACCTTGTTTTGGAAAAGCCCCGTGGTGCGGTCTCTGTTATGGCGACCGGCCATGCCGCCTATGATAATCGGAAGCGGCAAACGCTGTTGAAGAATATCAGAAAGGGCGCGTGATGGATTTTCAAGACCCTACAGTTACCGCGCGTAGATACCTTGTGAAGCACACCGGTGCGCCTGTGTTCCTTGATGAACCCGATTCAGACTCTTACGACTACCGTAAGCCCGGCATCATCATTAAGGATGTTGGTAGCCGCGTGCTGTATCAGAACGTGTTTCTAGATGCGACCCTGCATTTCGACGTTCGAGCGGATACCCGCGAAAACGCAGAGACGCTAGCGCGTCAAGTCTTTTCGATTATGCGTGAGTGGCATGGTAGCGATACATCGGTTGTTCCTCAAGATAACAACGATTTTCCTAAATGGAGTCCTGAAGCCGATAGGCGGATTCCAGCGTATGAATTTACTTACCGGGCGTGGTTTCGCCCGTCCACACAAAATAGTTAGGAGTGCCTAGCATGGCAGATTCTCTTTCGGGTGTTTCCGCGATTCTCACCGGTAAACCACTCAAGGCTACCGGCGGGGTTACCCGCGCGCCTATCGGTACGCCGCTTCCTACGGATGCGACTACTAAGCTCAATGCGGCTTTCGTTCCGCAGGGCTTCATCTCGGAGGACGGTGTTACCCGTACTACCGACGCATCGGACGACAAGATTAAGGCATGGGGCGGCCAGGTTGTGAAGGTTGTCCGTTCTGACTTCTCTGTTAGCTACAAATTTAGCTATATGGAGTCTGCATCGGCTACCACCCTCAAGTCTATTGTGGGTGAAGAGAACGTTACCATCACTGAACCTGAGGCTGGAAAGCACAACGGTAAGGTAGCGGTGAAAATCAATGCTAAGCCCGCGCCGCGTGCTTCTTACACCTTGGAAATGCTGGACGAAAACACCTTCATTCGTGAGGTTATCCCCATCGGTCAGATTTCCGTTTCCGGTGATGTGAAGTTCACCCACTCTAGCGTTATTAGCTACGAAGTTACTATCGAAGCGCTTCCCGATTCCAGCGATAACAACGCTTATGAGTACCAGGATACTGTGCTTCCTGAGAAGCTGGCAGAAACTAAACAGGCTCTAGGCGTTTAATAGCGTCTAGCTCGATACCGCCCCGGCGCGTTTTCGGCTCTCACGCCGGGGCGGGTATTCCCCCCTTTAGAGCCGATAACCATAACGAAGATAAGGAGCTGAACAATGGCACAGAAAGCCAAAGCAAAGAAGACTTTTACCCGTAAATCGCAGAAGCGCTACGAGATGGTGACTTTCATGACCCCGATTTACGAAGAGGAATTTACTTTCCCCGCCGTGAAACACATGAGCCAGAAACTAGCACTGTCGCTAGATTCAGGTAAGTTCACTAAGTTCTACGAATGGCTTCGTAACGCGGGGGTGTCTGAGGAAGAGATTGACGCGTTCGCCTCTTTGGATGGTGAGGAAACTCGTGAATTTATTGACGCTTGGAGCGACGGACAGGTGGCGACCCTCCCAAAATCATAGCCACGGTTGAGCTGTATAACTCGCACCCTGAGGCGGTTATAGCAGAGCTTGCCCCGGCGGGTATCCAGTGGCATAACATCGGTGAGACGCACACGTGGGATGAAGTTATTTCGGTTCTCACGTGTGCGCCGCCTTGGGGGCCTATCCAGCGGGCTATGAACCCTAAGACCTGGATTTGGGGTGTCCCCGGATATGACGAATTGGTTACTATCGTTGAGCTTTTAGCCACAGGCAATGTACAGCGTGGCAACGCATCGGGTGCTAAGCGCTCTGATTTCCCGCAACGGATACGCCGCCCATATGATGAACGGGATGTTGTGGAAAAGAAGACCGTGGGTAAAGCGGAAGATGCACGTGTTGCGGCGGCTATTGTCAATGAGCATACCGGCGTTGATTTCGCGTCTGTTTTGACTCGATAACTTGAGAGAGGGTGTATTGTGGGTGCTACCGTTGAACTAGCTACCGCCTATATCACGCTTGCGGCGGAAACGCGCGGGCTATCGAAACAGATAGCCTCTGAATTGCGGGCTAGTGAACGGTACGCATCTACCACAGGCCGTAATATCGGTGATAGTATCCGACAGGGTATTGCGTCTCGCAAACCTGAAGCGGATATTACCGGGCTTCATGAAAAGGTAGAGTCTTCTCAAAAGAAGCTCGCAGCAGCAACAGATAAGGCTTCGCGCGACCGCGCAGCCGCCGCCCGGCGCGTTGAGATAGCAGAGGCTCGACTCTTTGAGGTCAAGCAGAAAGATAACGCTACTGAGTCTCAGGTACTCGCAGCGCAAGACCGGCTAACCACGGCGCGCGCTCGGTATACTGAGGTTTCACGGCGCGGGGTCTCGCAGATTATCGCTCATAACGAAGCGCTCAAATCTGCACAGGCGAACCTCAACGCGGCAACGCAGAGCGCTAATAGCGCCCTGTTCGCCCCGGCGAATAACGCTGTCTCAACCGTTCGCCGTATGGTTGCGGAGACTGGCAACGCGGGCGGCGTGTTCTCACGTTTCGGCAACCTAGCCCGTAGTGCTTATGACGGCGTGGCTAGCGGTGCGACTCGAACAGCTAACGTTACTCGCAGCGCATTTAGTGGTGTGGGTGATGTTGCGTCGAACCTGTTCCGTGGACGGTTTTCAGAGGCGTTTAGCACGGTAGCAACCGGCGCGCGAAACACCGCGTCTAACATGGCGGGGTCCTTCAGTTCTGGAGCTTCTCGCATCTGGCATTCTCTCACCGGCGCGTTTCGTGGTACATCTGAAGCAGCGGGGGCAGAGGGTGCAGCGGCATCTAGCCGATTCTCAGGTGGATTCCGTGGGATTCGAGAGCGTATTTCTAGCCATCTGCAAGGGTCTTTCTCTAGCGCTACTGGAAGCGCAGAGGAAGGCGGTCGCCGGGCGGGTACCGGATTCGGTAACGCTTTCAAATCGGCAGTTACCGGTATTCTCGCTTATGTAGGTATCCAGCAGATTACCGCTCTTACCTCGAATTTCATTAAAGAGGCGGGCGACCTCGAACAGTCGCTTGGCGCTGTTGATGCGGTCTTCAAGGATTCCGCCGGGCAGATGCACGAATGGGCTAAGACCGCTGCAACCTCTGTGGGTATATCCCGCAATGAGTATAATCAGTTTGCCTCCGTGCTCGGTTCTATGCTCAAAAACGCCGGTACGCCTATGGAGCAGCTAGGCGACAAGACGAATAAACTTATTAGTCTTGGTGCTGATTTAGCCTCTATGTATGGTGGCACGACGGCGGAAGCGATTGAAGCTATCAGTGCTGCGCTTCGCGGTGAGATGGACCCTATCGAACGATACGGTATTTCGCTCAATGACGCTATGCTTACTCAAGAAGGATTGCGTCTCGGTATCCAGAAAACCGGCGGGTCTTTCGACACTCAGCAGAAACAGCTTATTGTTCAGTCTCTGTTGTTCAAACAGTCAGCAGACGCGCAGGGCAACTTTTATAGGGAAACTGACACTTATCAGCATAAGACACAGGTTCTTGCGGCGAAATGGGCAGACCTTTCAGCTTCTATTGGTGAACGGTTCCTACCCTCGGCGGGTGCAGCGGCGGAATGGGTAACCAATTCCGGGCTACCTGCGTTCGAGCAGTTGGCAAATGGTCTCGCTAACGTTTCTCAATTCCTCGGTAGCACGATTCAGTATTGGGGGCCATTCGTAGCTGGTATGGCCGCTGTGCTTGTACCCGCCGGGTTGGTAGCAGCCGCGATATGGGCAGGGACGACGGCGGTAAGTGCATTAGCCGCTGCTTTCACCGCGTTAGGTGTTGCGGAGGGCGTAGCCCTATGGCCTATCTACGCTATCGTTGCAGGTCTAGCCGTTCTTGTAGGCGGTTTGGTTGCCGCGTACACTAATATTGGTTGGTTCCGTGACTTAGTAAACGGAGCGTTCCAAGGTATTCAGTTTGTCGCCGGTATCGTCTGGCAAGCTGTTCTAGATGCAGTAAACGCCTTCGTTACTTGGTGGCAAGCCTACGCTCAACCCATCATAGACCAGGGTATTCAAGCTATACAGTTTGGCATGATGTGGCTGTGGCAAAACGTAATGATTCCTGCATGGCAGGGTATCCAGACGGTCATTCAGTGGGCGTGGGAGAATATTATTCAGCCCATCTTCACGGCCATAAATGATGTGGTTACGCATCTGCTCGCACCGGTCTTTGTGTGGCTGTGGCAGACGATTATCACGCCGGTCTGGCAGGGTATCGTGAACGTCGTTACCTGGGCATGGACTACTATTCTGCAACCCATGTTCCAGGGCATTTGGGCATTCATTACGGATATTCTCGCACCCGTCTTTGTGTGGCTGTGGCAGAATATTATAACCCCGGCGTGGCAAGGCATTAGCGCGGTTATCGGCTTCGTTTGGAATAACGTCGTCAAACCGATATTCGACGCTATCGTTTGGGTGCTGCAAAACATTGTAGGCCCCGTGTTTACATGGCTCTGGAATGAGATTGTCACCCCGGCGTTCAATGGCATTCGCATCATCATTGAAATTGTCTGGAACGTCATTCGCGTTATTTTCGACGCTATCTATCACGTCTTGAAAGATGTGCTTGGACCAGCGTTTTCCTGGTTGTGGGAGAACATCGTCAAACCAGTATTCAACTGGATAGGCGACCACATCGGCAAGACAATGGGGTGGATAAAGGATAACGTTCTAGACCCACTCGGTCATTGGTTGCAGAATGATTTCGCTAATGCTTGGAGCAAGACTGTTGAGATAATCGGTCAAGCGTGGGATACACTCAAGAAGGTTGTGGGTACACCCGTCAAGTGGGTTGTCGATACTGTTATCAACGGCGCGTTGATTGACGGGTACAACAGCCTAAACGACGTATGGTCGGGTGCGGATATTCCCCGTATCGACACGGGCGGCATTCCGTCGTTCGACGTTGGCGGTTACACCGGCCCCGGCGGGAAATACACCCCGGCGGGTATCGTCCACGCGGACGAGTTTGTTATCCGTAAAGAGTCACGCGCTCGGTTTGAGCGTGAGAACCCCGGCGTGTTGGATTACCTCAACAAGCACGGTAGGATTCCGGGATTTGCTAACGGCGGGCGCGTACCGGGCTTTGCAGACGGTGGATGGGTACCATCTGATAAGGTCAAGGACGCTATCAAGAGGCAAAATAGTTCTCTTGATGCGCGCGCCGGTAAGGCTGTGGATGATGCTGTGGATTGGGGATTTGACCGCGTCAAAGACGCGATTCTTATTCCTGTTGATACGGCGGCTAATCTCGCTAAAGAGAAGTTCGTGGGTAATGAATTTGTTGTTGGCGCGGTTGGTTTAGCTCAAAAGTCAGCACACGATATAGCGGATTTTGCGAAAGAGAAGATAAAGTCTTTCGTGCCTAAGTTCAACCCCGGTGCGGGTGTTGAGCAATGGCGGCCAACGGTTGAGCAAGCTCTACACATTGCAGGTCTTCCAGTCACGCCAGATTACATAAATGCTTGGTTGTCTCAGATTCAGTCTGAGTCCGGTGGCGACCCCGGCGTGACTCAGAACGGCTACGTGGATATCAACACGATTACGGGCGACCTCGCACAGGGTCTTGTTCAGGTTATCGGCTCTACGTTCGCGGCTTACCGCGACCCGTCGTTGCCGAATGACCGCCGCCACCCGCTCGCTAACCTCGTTGCAGGTATGCGCTATGCTACCGCGCGTTACGGTTTTGGCGGGCAGCTCGGCGTTATCGGACATGGGCATGGCTACGCAGACGGCGGTAGGGTTACCCCGGCGCTCTATGATAAGGGCGGGGTCATCCGGCGCGGTGTGCAGGTCATAGACCACCAACGCAAAGACCCCGATTATGTTCTCACCTCTCAACAGTGGGAGAACATGTACAAAATCGCTGAAAACTCAAGTAAACAGGTAAACAGCGGCATCACCATTGGCACCGTTCAAGGCTATACGGCTGAAGAGGTAGCCCGTGAGATTGAGCGCCGCCGTAGGCAAGAAGAGGCACTAGTTTATGGCTAATAAAGCGCCTGTGGTTCGATTGATTGACCCTACAGGGGTTGAGGAACCGGTTTACTTGCTCTCTACAGGCCATAGCGCTTTCACCCTTCTTGAAGGGGTGGAAGGCTTCGGCCTACCTGAGTTTGAGTACAAACTAGTGGATAGCCCTAATGGGGTTGGCTCGGTTATGCAGGGGCAGCGCGTGAAAGAGCGCGAAATTTATCTGCCCCTGCATATCCAGGGTGATAACCAAGAAGAAGTTATGCGGCGCTGGGGTAGGTTGCAGCGTATTACCAACCCCGGCGCGGGCGGCTGTATTTTGGAAATTACACCTGAGAACCGCGCACCGCGTACTATCCCTGTCCTTTATAAAGAGGGTCTACAGGGCAACTTTGGGTCTACATACCGCAAATTTTGGTACACAATGGGGTTGAAGCTCTTAGCGCTAAACCCGTATTGGTCTGGTAAAACTCAGACGATTGTGTGGCAGACGCAGACTAACTCGAAGCCGTTTATTAGTGGCGGCGCTCAGGTGAAGACGCATAAGTTCTTTCCGGTTATCTTGGATGCTTCCGCCGTGGCAACAGGTAAGCGCATTCAAATCAATTCTGACCGCCAGGTTTACCCTATATGGTCTATGACCGGGCCTATTACGGATTTGAAGATTCAGGACGCATCGGGTAGGCAGTTAGGGTTTTCGGGGCAAATCGCGCCGGGAGACACTTTGACTATCGACACTAGCACTTATGTCTTGTCGTATGTTCGCGGCGGTGCTATCCAAGCGGCAGATGATTCGCTTTATTCCCGGCTCGGCGATAATTCGGAGATGTTCACGTTGCCCCCCGGCGAGTCTGCGATTCGTGTCACCGGCGCGGGCATGACCGCTCAGTCACGTATTGAGTTATCGTACACGCCGTTGTACTTATCAGGTTATGAAGGGGCGTAATGCTTACTACCAACTTACGCGACCCCAACAAGAATGTGTCTCGGTTGATTCGGTTCACCAAGTTATCAGCTGTGTTTCGTCTCAACACACCCACTACGTTCACTGGTACTCTTGACTCGTCGTCTACACCGTTTTTTGACCGTATAGCGCCCGGCTGGGGCGTTATAGCTCGTGATGATGGTGTTCAGTTTGGCGGCGACATTACGAAGATTCACCGTAGGAACGATAAGGGCATTCCCACCTGGGAGCTATCAGGTGTGGGCGATTTGCAGGTTCTCGCAGACCGGCTAACTTACCCAAACCCAAATAAGCGTGAAAATGAGCAGGACGTTTCCCATTACCGCGATAAAGGTCAAGCCGGGCTAGTTCTCTACAAGCTGATAGAGCTAAACGCTGGTTCACAGGCGCTACCTGAACGACGCGCGCTTGGCATGGATACGAAGTTTATTAACGCCGGTAGCGAAGTCTCGGTTGAGACGCGGCTAAAGTCTTTACTTGAGACGTGCCAGACTCTCGCGGCGGCGGGCAATATGGTTATCGAAGCTTACCCGCAACCGAAAGGCTATCTCGTTGTCGTTCGCCCGCCTACCGTTCGCGCCAAGTCCGTTGTGTTCACTCCGCAAGGCGGCGAAGTTCTCGGATGGGAGCTAACTAACAGCGCACCTACGGCTACTACCGTCGTTGTTGGCGGGCAGGGCGAAGGCGCGTCCCGAACCCTTGAGACGCGAACACGTCCTAACGTTTGGGGTAGGCGTATTGAGGTCTTCAAAGACCGGCGAGATACGGATGAAGCAGCAGACTTAGAGAAAGCCGCGAACGAAGAGCTAGACAAGGGCGAAGCTGAGCAGACGATAAAGCTAGAGTTTCGAGAAACTGAACGCCTCAAATTCGGCGTGAATTTCCAAATCGGGGATACTGTTACCGCCGTGTTAACGCCCGGTCTGCAAGCCACCCTACCTGTCACACAAGCAAAGGTTGAATGGGATGGGTATCAAAACCGTTCGGTATCGCTAACTCTCGGTTCCGTAGACGATAACTTGCGTGATGTGCGAATGCGCAAGCTCTTTAACGACATTTCGCACATCTCAACGATTTAGGAGACAAGGCTATGGCAGGTGAAGCACAGGTTAGCTTTCCTAAGGTGAACGCGCCTTTGACCGCTGAGGAATGGGCATCTGTAACGCTCGGTATCGGTAACGGTACGCTGGATGAAGGTACGGGTAACTACCGAATTACCTTTGACGATGCGCTAGACCAATGTGTAGTCTCACCCCCGGCGGGCAGCGGGTACGCTCATGCTATCGTAGCGGGTTTCTATCATCACCTTTACCAGCCGGTTAGGTTGCCACTGCCACCGGTAACGCAGAAAACCACGTATATTGTGGCTTTGACGTTTGACCCTACGAAGGCAGAGACTACCCCCGTTGCGCTTACCGTTCATAAGAACAACCTGGATAACACCGGCGGGAAAAAGCACGTCGTTCTGGTTGAAGTAGACCGCCAACCCTCGCAGGTGCTTTCACAGGCTACGAAGCGCGGTTATGCCCAGCGTATCGCCCCTATGATTGATATGCAGGATTCGGCAACGCTACCCCCTGCTAATCAGCAAGTTTTCGGGTCTATGGCGTATGTCAATCGTGACCGGGCGCTTTACCGCGTCTCACTTAACGGGGTGAACCAAGGCGCGGCATGGTCTCACGTTCTCGGAACGAAAACGGTCAAACCCCTGTCTATGGGCGGCTGGGATATTTCTACGCAGTCACCAAACCAGTATGGTATCAACGTTACACCTACACCTGAGGGCTTCAAGGCTGAATGCTCGTTCAATTATATTCGGTCTGCATTCAGTTATAACGTTGGTGGGTCTTGGAGTGTGCTAGGCACTTTCATTCCACCTGAGTTACGCACCGTCCAGTATGCGGAGTCCATGTTTCCCGTGGTGTATCTGGTAGGTGGAAACATTCGACAGCTTGTCGCCCGTGTATCGTTTTTTGACGGTACCTTATCCCTCATAAACCCTTTTGGTGGAACCGTGGAAATGACACAGGGCGGGCAACTGAACGTACCTGCTGTTATGTGGACGGCTAATAAACTCTATACAGTAGACGCATAGGAGACGCATTTATGGCGCTAACAGTTAAAAGCTCGCTACGGTGGGGCGATTTGACAGGCAACGTTCGCGTTGTTGCCGTAACCACCCCGGCGGGTGCAAAAGTTGAAGACGTATCGAAGCTCATTACGCGCGGCGTTTTTGAAGACCTTGTGCTAAATGGTGCAGAGGGCGGCCCAGTAAAATACGCCTTGATTCCGTACCTTTACGACCATGACGGCATTTTGCGTTTGGACGGGCAGGTGTACGAAGCCACCGTGAAGCCCGGCGCGAATGAGACAGTCTCCCTTGATGACCTGCCATATTTTTACAATGCACAGCGTAACAAGGTAACCACGGGTACCTTTGCGCTTGCTACTATCGTAGCGGGCGGCGACCACAAGGCTATTACTCCCATCCCCGCACCTGCACCGCCTACCCCGCCGGTGGCTGCACCCCCCGCTGTTACCCCTTCACCTGTACCGAAAACGGCGGCGGATGAAGCGGTAGAAACGGGTATCCCCGGTGCAGACCCTACAGGCAAGGAAGACTCAACCGCCGCGATACAGGCGGCTATTGATGAAGCCGCTAAGAATATCAACGGCGGCAAGGTATACCTACCGGCGGGTATCTATAAAGTCTCTTTCCCTTTCTTGGAACTAAAGCCGCACGTGACTGTTGTAGGCGACGGTTCTAGTACCTGGATAGTCGCAACAGCTGATAAGGCCGTGACTGAGAAGACCGGCGTGTTCCATACCGGTACCTACAACACTAAGAAGACAGGCCCGAAGCTGTTCCGTTTCGGTGTTGAGAATTTGTTTATCACTTCCCGCGCGGCGGATGGGCAACACCACGAGCCCATTCCGGACGTTTGCGGTATCGTGTACAACACCTTCCTGCAGGAGAACCCCGCAGACCCCGATGCGGTACCTACCCTCAAGGACGTTGAGATTTGGGGTATGGATGAAGGCGTAGCTTTGCTCGGTTTGGATGACCAAGGCATGAAGGTGTACAACCTTCGTATTCGCCGTACCTTAGGCCCAGGTATTGTTGTGGGTAAACCTAAGAACCACCCGGAAGGTACGGGCGGCGCGGCGGATAACAAGTTTATCTGTGCAGACGTTTCTAGCGCTAACTTAGGTAAGCGCGGCGCGGCGGGTATCGAGATTTACACCTCGCAGACTAAGTTCGTTGCGTCTACCTCCTGGTATAATAAGCGTTTCCGCCCCTGGCAGGATATTTACGGCCTAGCTACACCACAGCTCAATGCTAACGGACAGTTGGCGGCGGCGCGTGTCGCTATGGGTGCTGAGATGACCGCTGGGGCAAGCCGTAATCGACAGTGGCAACACGACGGGGCGGGTTGGTATATCCGCTCTACCAAGAACATTTTCAGTGCTTGTACTGCACAGGAAAACGGCGGTCATGGATGGGTTATCGAATACTCGGACAACCAACTAGCCGGTGTTCTTGGTGAGTCTTCAAGTTACACGGGTTGCGTCCATGATGCAGCCGCCGTGAACGAAGCCGCAGACTTTTACATCTGTAACGACGCTCAACGCACTACGATTACGAACCTTCGTGCAGAGAGCGCGCGCGGCTCGAACACCGGTGCACGTTTCGGCGTGTACATCGAACCCTACGCTAATGAGGTTGCTATCACCGGCGGGTTGGCACAGAAACAGACCGCCGCGCCGGTGTTCCTCGGTAAGGATTTCCGGGGCGTTACCCACATTGAGGTAAACGGTGTATTCTACGGCAACCCCGATTTCAAACCCGTTGTGCAGGGTGCGTTCAACTACCAGGTAGCAGAGGAAACAGAGCGCTCTCACCCGCGCCGCATCGCGCCGGTTACCTATTTCTACGCCGACCACTGGCAACCAGTGGATAAGCAGAAATGGCACCAAGTAGGGCTTGCAGGTGATGTTGTGCCTTTCGTGATTATCAACCCGAAAAACGGGCCGTCTAAGCGCGGGGATGATGATTACAAGAACTTTATTCGTCAAGTGCAGATTATGCGTGATGAATTTGGATTGAAGGTGTACGGGTACGTTCGCACCGGCGCATCAATCGACGCGCCGCGTCCCGGGGCGGATATTCTCAAAGAGGTTGACGAATACGTCGCACAATACGGCGTAGACGGTATTTTCGGTGACGAGTATAAGAACGGCTGGGGTGCACAGGCTGGGGCTTCGCAGTTCCACCGTAGCACCTACAACAAGATAAAGAGTAAGTACCCGTTCCTGAAAATCGTGGGTAACCCCGGAGCGTCTATCGCGGCGGAAATGAAGGGTACTGCCGATATTTTCATGACTTATGAGAATGACGCGGCTTCGTACCTTACGGCTAAAGACCTGACTCAGGAACACTACAAGGGTATGACCCGTCATGCGTTCTGGCACACTATCCACGACGTGAAGAACTACGCTCAAGCTGTTCAGGTTCTGCAGCGCGCAGATACTGTGAATGTCGCCAACCTGTACCTTACGGACGATACGATTTATTCGGGTGCTGAACGTAACCAGAACCCTTATGACTCGTTACCGTCTACCTGGTTGTGGAACCTGCAACTGGCATGGGCGCGCGGTACTCTAACTGAGTACATGGCTCAGGTTGAGACGGTACGCGCCGGGCATGCTATCGCTAAGGCGGCGGGTGTAACAGCGGCGGCTACTGAGTTAGCGGCTCAATACAAGAAGCTGACGGGTGATGATATTTCCTAACCTACCACCGGAATTATGGGGTTTCCTCGGTGTTCTCACCGGGGCCATAATTCCATCTATTGCATCATGGGTTAAAGACCGTGATGCGAACAAACATGAGTCTAACCGTGAGCTTATCCGTTTGCTCAATGAGCGCGTGAACCTGCAACAGGAAACTCTTATTCAAATGGAGAAAGACTTACGCATAGCGCGTGAAAACTCGTATCGAATGCTAGACCGGTCTAGGCTTGCTGTTTCATTGGCGGCCGCCCATATCGTGCGGTTGAACAACCACATTGATGTTGGCGCGCCGCCGCCACCGCCCGATATGCCTACAGAACTTCGCGGGTATATCCATGAGTTTCTGTGGGATACCGGCGGGGAAGCGCCAAAAGTGAATAAAGAAGAGAAAGAAGGACACTAGTGTCTCGAACTGATATTGCCCTTGCTTGGATGAATGCACGCAAGGGACGCGTAAGTTATTCCATGTACCAGCGCTGGGGGCCTAGCTCTTATGACTGTTCCAGTGCGATTTACTACGCTCTTATCGCCGCCGGATATTTCCCGCAAGGTACCGCCATCGGCTCTACTGAGTCGCTGTTCAATGACTTAGAGCGTTTCGGGTGGACTAAGCTCGCGCCTAACGCAGACGGGTCTTACTCTCCAAAGCGCGGTGACGTGTTCATTTGGGGTGTTCGCGGGGCATCGTATGGCGCTAACGGTCACACCGGTATCTTCCTGGATGATAGCGAGAACATCATTCACTGCAACTACGGTAATAACGGTATTTCGGTGCAGCAGCATGATAGCTATTGGAACCTAGCAGGGCAACCGGTGGCAACGTTCTACCGTCCGCCGCAGGATACCGTAGCAGCCCCGCCGGTTCGCGCTCAGAACCAGAATAATAGCGGATGGGTTGCTAAGCGTGGTACTTTCACCGTGAACGATACCCTCCCCGTCTCGAACGACACTAACCCCAATTCCCCTGCACAAGGTGAATACAAGCCGGGGCAGTCGTTCATCTATGACGGATATATCGCTGAGAACGGTTTTGTGTGGCTAACCTACACAAGCTATTCGGGTAAGCGCCGCTACGTGGCGATTGGCCCGGATGATAACAACCCGTCTAACACTTGGGGAACGGGTTTCTTCAACTAATTGAATAAGGAAGCAAAAACAATGAACCTTACTAGTGAGCAGTGGGCATCTGTCCGTAAGTTCGCCTACGCTGTTATCCCTCTGGTTGGTAACCTGCTTATCGCACTCGGTTTCGTATCGACTGAGCTGTGGCAGATTATTTCCGGTATCGCGTTGCAGGTAGTCACCTTTGGCGTGGCTTTCTTCAATGTAACACCTACCAACCCTTCTACCGAAAGCAACGCACCCGTAGAGCCTATGGCACCGGATGCTAACGCTACCGGAACCACTCAGCTCTAATCGCTGATACAAAACACCCCCGGCGCGTCGCCTACCCAAACGCGCCGGGGGTGTTTTTCTGTTTTCTAGCGTATCACTTCTAGTATTCTAAAAGTTTGTCTATGGTATATTTGATTTTCGTTTCTTGTTCCTTCTCAGCTGTTGATACAGCGTTAGGAGTGAACATACGAAGGTACCCGTCCAGGAACACCATAAGTTCGCTAACTCGTACCGGGTGATAAACCCCGATATAGAACCAGTCAGGTAATAAGGTAACTTTATCCAGTTCAGTATCAGGAAGGTCAAAGTGCACCCCATCTATGAGAACGTTCTCAGGAATTGCAGTTAGAGCCTCTATCGTTAGCGCTGTTGCAGCTAGGCCCGTGATGCCTAGCTGCGTTCGGAACAACGGCATACGCAGGTACTCAGGGATGCTCGCACTGAACTTACTCCCAGCAAGGGTATTTAGCGTGAACCCTAGTACCTCTTCCGCGTTCATAATCTTCTCCCACATATGCTTACCGTTATGGAGCTTGACGCGCTCGCAGTCAGAACGTGTAAGACGGATAGTTGCAACGTCCAGAGGCTCGGTAACTTCTTTGATGATACCTTCGAGACGGGCTTTTATCGTCTTCACGGTATTACCCGGCGTGGCAACGATAGGATGGAGTACGCCGTCTCCAACATACGAAATGTAAGATACCTCAACACTGTCTTCGTAGTTATCGAGAACACCTGTAGCGGCTAAGATTCGGCAAACACCCGGCGCGTCTAACACCTCAAGGTTTTTCAGGGTGTACGCCTTTTTCGGGTCATGCCCGTTATCGACGACGGTAACATCATCGACAATGTTTAGGTGCGTAACGTCTTCCTTCGTAAGTACAAACTCAAGCATCGTTAGTTCCCCACCTCTTCCACGTTGAAAAACCCCTTGAGGTAACTAAGGGTCTCGTAAAAGTCACGCCCTCGCAGAATGCCGTTCACCTCGTCTACAAAGTCTGGACTGAGAACGTCGGAAACTATCTGTAGCTCACCGCAGTATTGGTGCTTACTCATTACCCCTAGAGCGGCTAGGGCTGCAACTGCTAACGCGCGGTCTTCATAGCTCTTACAATATACAGTAGACCGAACGCCGCGCGGGGCTGGTTCAAACTTCCAGCGCTTACCTGAGAAACCTACCAAGGTAAACCCTATATTATTTATCGAACGTAAGGCGTTGAAGTCTGATAGCTTCTTAAGGTTACTGCTCAACCCCGGCGCGTTGTTAAACTCAATCTTTTTCAGCGCCTCAGCTGTAACATCTACCTTACGCACGGAACTATCTTCATCGGTCTTCCCCCCGTCAATCACGATTATCTTACTATCGTCGTTCACCGTGTAGGCGCAGATGAAATGTTGTAACCGTTCAAGGACTTCACCAGCGGGTACCGGGCCCAAGTTCTCGTTTATTACCCCCGTTAGGGTTACCTGAACCGGCTGGCTAGGTTCTATCTTTGACAACTTATCAACCAGTAACGCCGCCCTAGCTAAGGTTCCCTGCTCGAAGTGCAACATATATACTGTATGGCGTAGAAACTCAGGTACTGAGTAATGCTCGACGGTATCACCGAAAGTAACACTAAACCCTTGAGGTTTATCTTCACAAAAGTACCCAAACCTGTTGCTTTCGGCACTGTCATAGGTAACCCGTTCAAAGTCTTCTTCAGACACAGATACCTCAACACAGCTCGGCCCACAATTCAGGTACTCGTAGATGATATGCTGGATTTCGTCTCGAAGTGGTTCCGCCGTCCATGTAGAACGGTCAAGACCTAACATCATGAGTAGGTTATGTAGCTTGTCGTGTCCTTCGCGTATCCACGTCACCGTCTTGATTTCTTCATCATCATTTACAGAACGTAGCTCTTCAACCGCTAGAACCATAGCGGCTAAAGCCTTTTCACCACCTTGGAAGGGTAGCAGTTTACCGTTGAAACTTTCCTTGAAAGTGAACCTGCGCGTGTTGCCCGCCGGGGGTGTGTAATCGAACCCTTTACGCTCGTAGCCGGTCAATTCCCAGCCCTTACCGTTCAGAAACTCAATATTGGTGCTCTCGTTATCGCCGGTGCGAATGTAGATGTGCACTGTTTTAACCTACTTTCTTCAAATTGTTGTACATTGTTTGTATTGCGTACTCTGCTTGTTGTGGCACTACGCCGTTCCCGAGTATTTGTAGCTGTTCCTTTCGGGCTAGACTGATTTCGGGGTCTGTAACCCAACCTCTCGGTAGACCCATTACCCATTCGCTAAACTCAGGATTTAGCATAGGCCTACCCGATATATTTATCGTGGCTTTTGGAGCTTCTAGGGATAACGTTTCCTCCCAAAACCTTATAGCAGGCAAATAGCTTGAAAAGTTAAAATGAACCTCTTCCCTTAAGTTACCTGTTCGCGCTGAGGGCTTCCTTCGATAGTCACCCCTCCGTAGCGCCTTCTCTCTTGCTTCACCCTCCCGCCAGTTCAAGTAATCCATCGTGTTAGGTGTAGGAAGTAACGTTCCTGTGTTTGGGATGGGTTGAGGTTGGAAAGAATTAGGTTCATAACGGTATTTACCACCTTTCCGCCAAGCTAGTACAAACACCCGTTCTCGTAAGTGCGGAGCGCCTATATCGCTGGCCCGTATAGATACCCATTGAGCATCGTACCCGATTTCGGAAAGGTCTCCCAAAACACGACCCAATGCTCGCAAATTAGGTTGTAGTTTTCCCCGTTTTCGGGTATTTCCCAAACATCCCGTGCAGTATTCCATACCGCTATCGGCTCTTGCACTACGCACCCCTTTCACATTCTCCCAAACTACTAGTTCAGGTTTTAATTCTTCAACGGCTTTACGCATTTCGACCCATAGGTTAGACCGGGTACCCGGTGAGAACCCTAAGCGGTTTCCTGCTAGGCTTACGTCTTGACAAGGTGAGCCGCCGGAAAGTATATCTACCTTAGGAACGCCGCCCCAAGGTATTTTTGTTACGTCGCCTAAATTTTGAGCATTGGGGAACCGGCTTGCTAAAACCTTAGACGGCGGTAACGATATTTCACTTACATATATCGTTTGAGCTGAAAGCGCCTTCTCAACGGCTAAAGCTAAGCCACCATAGCCCGCGAATAGCTCGCCGGATTTTAGCTTGTGCATCTCCCTACCCTTCGTTCAGTTCGATATGCCCGCGAATGTACGCAAGCCGTAGAACGATAGTCATTTGCTGGATTTTCTTTGCGTACCGTTCAGGGTCTTTAGCCATGAAGCGGTCAATCTTCTTTGCGTAGCGGCGGTAGCGACCCATCGGCGGTCGGCGAACATTCATGTTGCCTATCTTACCTACGCGAACAACGCTACGCTTAGGTGATAGCCCTAACGCCTTCATCTCAGGGTGCAAGGTGTAATCGCGGGCGATATATGCGGATTCTAGCGCATCGCGCCCGGCGCGGTACAGTTCGCGCGCTACGTGGAGCTCTTCCTGTGTGAGACTCAGAACTAGATTCGGTGAGTCATTCCTAATGCTACGGAGGTTTGCGTAGCCCGGCGCTACTGTGGTTGTCATGGTAGTTCCCTCTGTCTAGTGGACTTGTAAAGTTACTGTGGTGAATAGTGGTATGTCACGGCGTAGAAGCCATGAGTGGAAGGTGTTGCATTCGTCGATTCTCTCGTTCTCTGCAACAACTTTGTTTATGGCGTTATCAATATCTGATACATCCTTAGCTGGTATGAAGTTAGGAAATGCTTCCATTACCCACGCCGGGGGTACATCGGCGGTGAATATGCGCCCTAGCGTGAACCCGCCGCCCTTGGTATAGGTGTATCCGATTTCAACTCTCATGCTGTTACCCTTCACTCACGATAACATCGACAATCGACGGTACCCCAGGGCGGTAATAATACCCCGCGCGGGTTTCGTACGATTCAACGTCTATAAGACCAAAAACCTTATGTATGGTGGGTATCAGCTCGTCTACAGGAATTACTTTCGGAGCGGCATTCGCTACCCTCTGCTGGAACTCGGTTGCTGCAACACAACGAATTTCGTAGTACTCACCATCGCGTAGAACGTACCGTATTTTTAGCTTATCCATCACTATGCTACCCCCGGAACCGAAAGGTCAAACACTGCAAACAGCGCATGGCGGCGGTCAATCGTGGTATGTGAGCATCGAACGCCTAGAACCTCAACGTCTTTTGCCTTCGATAGCCCGGCGCGTACCGCGTCTTCGAGAATGCCGAAATGCTCGGCTTCTACGCGTTCTGGTACGTTCACCTCTACTGATTTCGGCATTCGCTTGTCTTGAGTATTCCGAATAGAGTATGAACCGTTACCGTCGTAAATGTAAATAAGTCCGTAGGTTGCCATTATCTGCTTCTTTCTGCTTATCTGCTTCGTTAATTCAAGTATACAGGTCTTGAATTGTTGATGCAAGTCTAAATCTCAACATTTTCTGTGATTAACGTCATAAGTTTCTCGGGTGGGTATTTCTGGGTCCACTCATGCGTATGTGGTCCGTACCCATTGGTGATAATCACTTGGTAGACGCTCATGCGGTTAGGTAGCGGGTCTACCACGCCGGTGTCTACCAACTCTTGTACCCATGACCCACGAAGGTCTCGGTATTGAACTTTAGCGGGCAAAATACGCTTCCTCTGCTTCGTTGATTCGAGCCATAGTACGCATGAACACCTGGTACAACGAATTAGCGTCTGTCGCCGTCTCGAACGGCTCTACGTACCCGCCGGTTTGCTGGATACCCCGGCGTGTTACCCTTGCCCATAGTTTCTTTAGCATTTTTGCCTACTTTCGTGCCAACTGAATAGCCGTGTACCCACCAAACACTAGAAGCCCTAGCGTTGCGCCATTTCCTTCACCATGAGAAGCTACCACACCGATAGCGCAGAACACCGTGAAGAACAGCGCGGTAACAATACTGATAATCTCGAATTTCGTGTACATCTGTACGCCCTCCTTTGTCTTGGTTAGTAATTCAAGTATACAACGTTTGTATCGTTGATGCAAACTCCCCCGGCGCGATAACCACGCCGGGGGAGGTTTACTTACTTACTTACTTACTTACCGTTGTACTCTACTGTAAAGATGGTATGGGTCTTAGGCTTCGTGAATTTCTCGCTATCTACGTATTTGTACCCACGTTCCCACTGCTTACTAACGTATCCGTAAACTTCGCCACCAAAAGCTATTTGGTTACCTGCGATAATCGTAAGTGGTAGATACAAATTCTTGAAGCTCTCAGGCGCATTTTCGACGCTCTCAGTATCAAGAACGTACTCACCGCGTCCCTTATGCCAGTACTTGAACTCTGCAACTTCACGCATAACACTATTCCTTTGTCCGTATCAAGACCTTGTTGCCTTGATATTTCAAGGATACAATATTTGAATAGTTGAAGCAACTTAGAAACGCGTGATTTACACCACACCCCAAAACGGGTAAAAGAAAGCGGGGCGTGAGTACTCTCAACGCCCCGCCCCCAACCACAGACAAAGGTAATTATATTATACCCTATAAACGGTCATCGTGCATCAAAATAGCCGCTATATGGCGTATTTTCTGGTAACGTTCCTGAACCGTATTGAACGTATAGGTACTCAGGATATTCTCGAACTTCTCTCGAACGTAGGAGTCGATACCCGCCGGGGTCTTCTCCCACCCGGCGCGCTTTGCCTCTTCGAGTTCACGCGCCGAATCAACCCAAATCGACACAGCCATAGCATCCGTGCCTTTAGCGTCTTCATCACCGCTCAACCAGCAAGCGTATAGCAAGCAGTAATTCAGCAGGTCTACAATAGTATCCTGTAGTGTGTCGCCCCCGCCGGGTACCCCCAAACGGTCTACTTTGCGGGCGATATTCGGCAAAATGGAGAACATCTCACCACGCTTACGCCATGAATCACCGTAGGCCTTACCTTTTTCGTCCAGCAGCACAAGAGCTTGGATAACCCCGCCGGGTAGAGGTGTTCCTACTGCACACATATGTCTATCCTTTCCTGTATCGTTTACATTGGTACCCCTCAGCAGAGATCGGTAGACCCTCTGCCCATTCGGGGCGAAAGTTTTTGTCTTCTCCCATGATAGCGGCAACGGTATCAACGTTGCCGCCGTCTACTAGTATTTCATCGTGCACATGCGCAACAGCTGGCACGCCTAAAGCATCCATCTCAACAAGCGCATGAGCTAGCAAATCACGGGCGACTGCCTGTGTCACGTTCTCAGTTAGTTTCCCGCCGTATGTCTGCACGCGGTTTCTATACTTTGGGTCAATGAACGACAGAACGTCTCGCATCTCACCGAATTTCTCAGCTCGGATAATACGCGGCTCTCGATAGCAGACCGCGCGCCCGCTCGGTAGCGAGATTTGCATTTGGCGACTCGTTACGTCCTTACGGACAGAGATATACTCTCCAACCCGCCCGCCCCCGGCGCGAAAGGCGTTGTCTAGCGTCTTCCAGAAACGGACGATATTCGGGTTTGCCGCCCGCCATTGCTGAATATGCATTTTCACTTCATCGTCGCTACCGTCTGCACCCATCGCGCGCATTGAGACTAGCCCGCCGCCATACCCCAAAGCAAGAACTGCAACTTTACCTTTTTGCCTTAGCGCGCGGGCGGCTTCGTAGTCCACTCCAAACATGCGGCTTGCGGTCTCTACGTAAATATCGCGCCCGGCTCGGAATGCATCGAGTACCCACTTCTCACCCGCCAGCCATGCCAGTACACGGGCTTCAATCGCGCTATAATCGCACACAGTAAACGGGCCTAAAAACATTGAGCGAACAAGTTTCTTGAGGTCTTGCGCTGTTACAGTATCCCCGATAACGACACGTGTCGCCAAACTGATAGCCTCTTCATCTGTCTTAGCTGAATCGCGGGCTAGGTTCTGCAACTGCACGCCCTGCCCGCTCCAACGCCCGGTATGCGCGCCAAAGTACTTGAAAGACCCACGTAGCCTACCATCATCTGAACGCCGTCGTATAGCCGCGTCGTATTTACTCGCTGTGGTAAGGGAGGTGTCCTGTCGTAACTCCAAAACCCGGCGCGCGTCTGCTGGGAGGTCATCTATACGCAGCAGGTCTTTCACTGTTTCCGCCTTCACATCCTGCAACGACTGTAGCGTTTCGTGTGGTTGCCTGTTCAACCATGCCAGCAGTTGATTACGCGAGTTTGGGTTATCCGCGCCGGTTATCATCTTGATTTTGCTGAGCGCTTCGTTCTTCACGTCTTGGTTCGCGTCGGACGCGGCGGGGGCTAGAACGGTATCCGTCGTTATGCCCCTGTCATTGAGTCGTGCATCTGCACACCATACCTCAAACTCACCCGGCGCGAACCCTCCATGCCGCCTAAAAAGCTCTTCTCGAACCTGTTTCAGAACAACAACATCTTGCACGTTATAGGCTTTAAATTCCTCCCACTCAACAGGTTTATCTTCCGGTTTGGTTCGCAAGCCTGTTCGCGGGTTTGGCTTCGAGAACAGGTTGATAAGCCGCGTACCCGCGCTGTCTTTATGCTCAACACCTAAAGCCTCCGCCGTGTGTTCCAGCTTTTGAGGGTACCCCCAGTTAGCCGCGATACCCTGTGCATCTAACCACGCTTCAGGTTGCAGATACTCACCCGTTGGAAGCCCGGCCAGACGTGAGAAACAGATGCGCTCGAAGTTCGCGTTATACGCGCTCTTTGTAACCGCATCATTCCACAAGCCGGGGATTTTGCGCATTTCGTCTTCATCGGTTGTTATCTGAACCGCGCCGTTGTCTACCGCGTAAGCAGCCATAAGGATACGAAAGCTAGAGTGTTCAGTGTAAGCGTAGACCCCTACTTTTTGAAGGTCTAACTCGCAATAGGTTTCAATGTCAATATCAAGTATTTTCATAACCTTGTCCGTGGTCTTTTTGAGTTGTATAACGAAAGCCCCGGCTATTCCACACGCCGGGGCTTCCTTGCACACAAAGTTCGCTAACATCTGGTTAGCTACAGTTTTTAGCGTCTACTGTTCGACGGGTCTGTTAGATAAGGTCTTCACCCTCGCTCTCGGTTTCTACAGGCTCGAACAAGTAAGAGGCTTTCACGGGCGCGCCCCCGGCGAGAGGTTCACCGTCACGGGTTTTCTGAACAGCGAGAATTTGGAACGATACACCCTTACCGTTGTTGTTGAACGGGAAGGCTTCAATAGCCGCGCGGGCGTAAACACCGGAATAGATTTCGCTCTTATCCAGGATTTCGTTCACGCTTTGGTCTACCACGCTGGGCTTGCGGTCTGCATTCGCGCGAACGGAGATGTAATAGCTACCTTCGTACTCTGGACGGTCTGACTCGTCCCCGTCTCGCAGGGTATCCTTCCAACCCTTAGGGATGGTACCGCCGAAAGTCTTATCCTTACCCTTCTCGAGGGCAGCTTTCTGTGCGTTGCGAATCTTGTTGATAGTCGCCGTATCACTCTTAGGGATAATAAGAGTTGCTGAGTATTTAGGCTCGTATTTTGCCGCATCCTGAGTATGCGGCTTGAACAGGTGTACGAAGGAGAGGCGTACCTCGCCGGTGGTGAGTCGCAAATTATCGTTTGCCATGTTTAGACTTCCTAACTGTTTATCGTTTTATACGTATTGATAGATACTGAGTTCATCATCGGGGGTAAACTCAATACCGTAGGCGTTATAGAACGCCTCTACGGTGAGAAGCGTAAGGCTTCTCGCACCGCTCTTGATGCGCTTTAGCGTATCTGGGTTTAGACCGGCTCGCTCGCACATCTCTTTTTCACTCTCGATACCGTGCGTAGCACGCCAACGGTCAAGAGCGTCAAAGTCAATTTGAACTCGATTATTCATTACTGAACATCTCGCTTACCTCTTGTTTCTTGCTTATCGCCTTACGGCGGTCTGACTCTGGAACTAACGAAGGTTTTCCCTCTGTCATCTGTAGGGTATCGCCTAGCACGCCGGGTAACTCTTTCTTACCCACTAGCCTGTCAAGGTCTGTAACCCCGGCTAGTTTTCGTGTGGTAAATTGCTCAACGCTATAGCCAGCGTCCGTAAGCCGCTTGGTAGCCGCGTCTGTATCTGCAACAACCCGGCGTGAACCAGAGCGAACTACCTTATAGCCGGGGATTTTCTGCCCCTGCTCGTATGCGAGTTCTAAGGAAGACTCTTCCAGGTGCTTTATCCAGGATTTTATTTCGCTTACCCGTGCTAGATACCCGGCGCGGTCTTCCAGCGAAATAATGTTTGGGTCTTCCTCGAAGGCTATAGCGGCTATAGACTCAGCCCGTGGCTTGCAGATACCCGCAGCCGGGCAGAACTTACACGCGCTCTCGCTCGGCGCAAATTCGGTACCTTCGTTAGAGAGTGCTTTCTTTGCCGCCGGGCGGGCTACCGTTTCGCGCCATTCTTCCAGACGTTCGACGGAGATTTCCCACGTATCAACGTTATTGATACGCGGTTGAAAAACCGTCATGCGCACACGCCGGGTCTTCTCTAGCGTATCTCGATACGCCTTGAGAGCACCTAGCGCGTAAAGCATGAATTGCGGGTTTTCAACAGGTGATACTTCCACGCCGCGCCCGTATTTCAGGTCTATCACGTGGATACAGTCACCGCGTATAACAACCGCATCGCTCGTACCCCAGCAACCGGGGATACCGGTAGCAAGCCGCTGTTCTAGCAGCAACGCCCCATCTTCGCCTTTAGCCTCTTCGAGAATATCAAGGTACCACGCTACATAATCTTGCATGGCTTCGTACTCTCGCTCAGCGGCTTGTTCATCGCCGCCTAAGAAGTCTAAAAGCTCTGCTCGAATTTTGGTTGTGTCTGCTTCGTAGCTTTCATGCCCTGGCAGTTGAAATTCCCGGCGGGCTTCAACCTCTGCAAGAGAATGAGCGATAGTACCTTCACGGGCAAAATCGCTTTCTTTTGGTTTCGGGGCTTTCACCGCCATTTCAACAGAGGCTGTACAAGTTAGCCAACGCGCCGCGCTAGAAGGCCCTAGCGTTGCGTGCTTGCTAGGCATAATTTTCAGCTTTCGCAAGCTCAATAAAGCGGGCGGTCTGCTCTTCGTTCATAGTGCTTACCCGCTTAGCCCCTACAGTCGTTAGAAGTCGCTTCAATACCGCAACATCGCCACTCTGCATCATTTCAGATGCGAGAACGGTAGCGTGTGCGCGCAAGTCCTTTAGGTCTTTAGGCTCTTCTTCCTTAGGCTCTT